TGGCACAGGCATCGACACAGGTGTTGGCGCAGAGCAAAGGTCAGGCAGCACAACAACAGGCCCAGCAACAGGCCCAAGACCCAATGTTTCAGCTTCAGCAGGCCGAAATGCAGGTCAAATCACAGGAAGTTCAGCGAAAAGTGCAAAAAGACGCCGCAGATGCCGGTCTCGCACAGGCAAGACTCTCTCTGGAGCAGCAAAGAATCAACAACCAGGCAGAGGCAGATCGTCTTCGCATCGCACTTGATGCACAGCAGCAAAAAGATGAGCAGGTGCGTGACTTTGTAGATCGTATTACCAACATTCAGGGGCAGTAATTGGACGACAAAGTATTGATGCTACTGACCGCCAAGATTGAAGGGCGGCGAAAACAACTCATGGAATCACTGGGAGACGGCGGGCCGAAAGACTTTGCTGAATTCCGGTATATGTGCGGCACGATCCGAGGTCTTACGTTCGCACAGCAAGAAATCGAAGACCTCGTGCGTAATAAAAGGGATATGGATGATGAGTGAGTTGATTATCAGTGATGGTCAAACAGAATCGGTGCTGCCGGATACTGCGGAAAAGAAGGCAAAGCAGTTGCCTGACCCGGTGACGTATCACTTGCTTTGTGCGCTGCCGGAAGTTGAAGGGCAATACGAAAGCGGTATCGTAAAGTCGGCCCAAGTCATGCAATTTGAAGAGATATTGTCGCCAGTTTTGTTCGTGGTGAAAGTTGGCCCGGATGCCTATAGCGATAAGACGCGATTTCCGAGTGGGCCATCGTGCAAGGAAGGGGATTTTGTGCTGGTTCGCCCCAACACCGGAACTCGCGTGAAGATCCACGGTAGCGAATTCCGAATTATCAACGATGATTCAGTTGAGGCTGTTGTTGAAGATCCTCGCGGCATTAAAAGGGCTTAATCATGGCGAATAAACTTGAATTTGAGATTGAAGACGAAGAATCGCAGATGTCCGAAAGCTCCGAACAAGCGGAACTTGAGATCATTGACGACACGCCCGAAGCTGATCGCGGTCGTAAGCCGATGGAAGAGCCGCCGAAGGAGTTCACCGAGGACGAAATCTCTTCGTATAACGAGGGTGTGCAGAAGCGGATCAAGCACTTTACCAAGGGTTATCACGAAGAGCGCCGCGCCAAAGAATCAGCCCTTAGAGAGCGCGAAGAAGCACTGAAACTTGCTCAATCCATCGTGGAAGAGAACAAGAAGCTCAAGGCAACCGTATCGCAGAATCAAGAGGCTCTGCTTGAGCAGGCAAAGCGCACTACGGTGTTTGAGCTTGAAAAAGCCAAAGAGGAGTTTAAGAAAGCCTACGACATGGGCGACTCCGATGCTTTGACATCTGCACAGGAAAGTCTTACATCAGCCAAGATCAAGGCTGAACGTGTGGCTAACTTCAAGTTACCCCCTTTACAGGAAGATGAACCTAAGCTACAACCTCAGTTACAAGCGCCTCAAGTCCGGCCTGATGCAAAGGCAGACAGGTGGCGTGATAGCAATGAGTGGTTTGGGCAAGATCGTCGAATGACTGCTTATGCTCTTTCCCTCCACGATGAATTAACAACGGCAGAGCATATAAATCCTGCCAGCGAAGAATACTATCGGCGGATTGACTCGGAAATGCGCGAGCGATTCCCCGAGAAATTCGATTCGGATGCGCCCCCTCCGAAGAAATCACAAGTAGTCGCACCTGCAACGAGAAGCACCGCGTCAAGAAAGATCGTGCTGACTCAAACACAGGTGAATCTCGCCCGTAAGCTAGGCATCACACCCGAAGCCTATGCCCAAGAGGTTGCGAAACTTAATAGAGGGAATGTTTAATGGACAAGCAAGTTAGAACACCGCGTGAATTGGAACAACGAAGTCTGGCCGAGCGACCGAAGGCATGGCGTCCGCAAGGGCAATTGCCGGATCTGAATCCCGAGCCAGGCTATGAGTTCAAATGGGTTCGTGTCTCAATTCTTGGCTTGGACGATCCAAAGAACATTGCCACTAGCTTTGGTGAGGGTTGGGAGCCGGTCAAGGCATCAGAACACCCCGAAGTCACGCTGTTCGATACGGGCAAATCCCGTATTCCTGACAGTATTGAGATCGGTGGTCTATTGGCGTGCAAGATTCCCGCCGAGTTCATGCAACAGCGTGCCGACCATTACAACCAGAAAACCGAAGCAGCAATGCGAGCTGTGGACAGTAACTTCATGCGCGAAGGCGATCCGAGGATGCCTCTGTTCAAAAACAGAGATACAACCACGACCTTTGGTAAACGATAAATTTAGGAGCGAAATATGGCTTATCCGACCGTTTCAGTTCCGTATGGCTTGGTGCCTGTCAATCGTATTGACGGCATGGCTTATGCGGGTCAAACCCGACTGATTCCGATTGCTTCTGGCTATGCCACAGCAATCTTTTTTGGCGACACCGTGAAGGTGGATGGCACAGGTTTCCTGGTTGCCGACACCGGCACCAACAACGCAGCCCCCGTGGGCGTGCTCGTTGGCGCTCAGTATGTAAATAGCTCTGGCCAAAAGGTTCAAGGCCAGTTCTATCCCGCTGGTTTGAGCACATCGACAAACGTGGCTCTGGGTTATGTGGTGGATGATCCGATGGCCGCCTTCAAGGTTGCCGTTGTGTCCTCCGGCACAACCATCGCTTCTGTTGGCCGCGCCGTAGTGGGCTCCAACATGACGCTGGTACAGACCGCAGGCACCACAGCTACAGGCAATTCTTATGTGGCCGTGCTGTCCACCAGCACATCCACAACTAACACGCTGCCGGTTCGCGTGATTGACGTGGTGCCCGAGTCAGCTACAGGTGCAGACGCATTTACGGAACTCGTGGTGAAGATCAACACGCACCAGTACAACTCTACAACTGGCGTCTAAGGAGCTAATTCATGGCTATTTCCCGCGCACAGCAGCTAAAGCAACTGCTCCCAGGCCTGAACGCTTTGTTCGGCCTTGAATATGCTCGTTACAACGAAGAGCATAAAGAAATCTACGACGTGGAATCCTCCGAGCGTAGTTTTGAAGAAGAAGTGAAACTGTCTGGTTTCACCGCCGCTCCGGTGAAGCCCGAAGGTTCCGCGCTGTCTTACGACAACGCACAGGAAGCCTGGACAGCTCGCTACAACCACGAAACTATCGCAATGGGTTTCTCGATTACCGAAGAGGCAATCGAAGACAATCTGTACGACAGCCTGGGCTCCCGCTACACCAAGGCTCTGGCCCGTGCGATGGCTTACACCAAGCAAGTCAAGGCCGCTTACGTGCTGAACCAAGCGTTCAACACCACCGTGACCTATGGCGATGGCGTGCCCCTGTGCAGCACCGCTCACCCGCTGATCGCCGGTGGCGTCAACAGCAACCGTCCGACCATCGGCACCGACCTGAATGAGACTTCGCTTGAAGCCGCTGTTATTCAGATCGCCGGCTGGACTGACGAGCGTGGCCTGCTGATCGCTGCCAAGCCCCGCAAGCTGATTGTGCCCCCGTCGCTTCAGTTCGTTGCCACACGTCTTCTGCAAACTGAGCTGCGTGTCGGCACCACCGACAACGACATCAACGCGCTGAAGAACAACGGCTCGATCCCCGAAGGCTTCGCCATCAACCACTGGCTCACCGACACAAACGCTTGGTTCCTCAAGACGGATGTGCCGAACGGCCTGAAGCATTTCGTCCGCACTTCGATGCAGACTGGAATGGACGGTGATTTCGATACAGGGAACGTACGTTACAAGGCCCGCGAGCGCTATTCGTTTGGCGCGTCGGACCCGCTCGGCATTTTCGGTTCGCCCGGCAGCAACTAAGCAGTAAATCAAGCACGTACAAGTGTTTGGAAGGGGCCGAAAGGCCCCTTTTTCATGCCTGTTTGACTTGTCGAAGTACCGCTGGTACATTACGAAGCCTTAGCTTTGTAGCGGAGAGTCCCCATGACACAGGTAATTTACAAAATCATCAATCTGGTTAATGACAAGTTTTACGTCGGAAGCACCACCAACAAAAAAGTGCGGTTTAGAGAGCACAGAAAACAGCTTCGCGGAAATCGGCACCACTGCAAGCACTTGCAAGCAGCGTGGAACAAATACGGAGAAGCCAAATTTGACTTTGTTGTCGTAGAAGAAGTGCCGCCTGAGCACTCTTTACACGGTGCCGAAGATCGCTATCTGAAGCAGCATTTTGGCAAGCCTTATTGCTACAACTCTGGCGCTGCTGCGGTTGCACCTTGGAGAGGGGTATACGGAGCTGCACACCCAAATTTTGGGCATCCGGTAACCGAAGAACAAAAACAGGCCATCTCAAAAACACTCAAAGATTTTTACGCAGCGGACTACTTTAACCACCCACGCGTGGGAAAAACGCACTCAGAGGCAACAAGAGCAAAGATTAGCGAAAGCAAAAAAGCTAACCCGACTCGGTATTGGCAAGCCAAAGAGCGAAGCGAAGCGACAAAGCAAAAGATAGGCGATACCCAGCGCGGTAAAGCAAAAGCCGAAGGGCGACGGGTGTCAGAGGCCGGAATGCAAAAGATACGTGCTGCCGTTGACGCAGGCCACTACAGCCATTGGAAAGGCCGTAAACACACAGACGAAGCAAGGCAGAAGATGTCCAAGCGAGTAATTTCTATTGACCCTGCTGGGGTATCCAAAGAATACCCAAGCTTAACGGCGGTTCTAACCGAGCTTGAATTGAAAATGCCGACGCTCGCCCGAGCCCTGAAATCGGGCAATGTTTTGGTGTTTGGCCCACGAAAAGGCTGGTCGTTTAGATACGCTTGACCCCGCCCAATTCACCTGATAATAACCACTCACCATCATCAACAAGGAATGACAATGACCGAGAAGAAAATCACCCTGGCTGGCCGGAAACTGATGATTGCGATTCCGGCGTATGACGGGAAGATCAACATCTCTGCGGCCTTTCAGCTACCCAAGCTGGCACTGTCGGCGGCGCGACATGGATTCGAGATCCACCTGGCGCACCTATCGAGCTGTTCGATCATCACCCGAGCCAGGAATTCGCTGGTCAATCAGTTCTTGGAGTCGGATTGCACCGAGATGCTGTTTGTTGACTCGGACATCAACTTCACCCAAGAGGACGTGCTCCGAATCATGGCGCTTGGCACTGACAAAGATATTGTTGCCGGGGCATATCCGAGACGCGCCAAAGATCAGATGTTCTTTGCTGACATTTATTACAACGAGCACGGCGGTGTAGAGATTACAGAGGACGGCTTGCTGCGGCTGAACCGAATTGGGACGGGATTTATGTATATCCGTCGCCATGTTATTGAAACGCTGCGAGACGCACACCCCGAGTGGAAGTATTGGGTGGATGTAGAAAAGAAACATCACTACGCAATTTTTGATTTTGCAGTTACAGAAGCCGGATATATGGGAGAGGATTACCTCTTTTGTGATCGGGCCAGTAGTCACGGCTTCAAAATCTACATTGATCCAGACATCAATCTTGGGCATTTTGGTGCGACCGAATTTACCGGCCATTTCGGCAACCAAGTATTGCAACCGATGATTCAAAATACGATCTCACAGATGAATCAGGGCAAGGAATTTCCTTGACAGTATTGCTTATCAGGGATAAAAAGATGTATCCGGGAAACCCCGGTAAGTGCGACAGCCCCGGCTGACTTCATGCAGACGCCCTTACCGAACTCGCATGTGAGGACAATATGACGTATTCAACTTTC